CTCCTTCTGATTGCCCGGAAGGAAACCCATATCTCGTGTTGGTACTACTGATCTTACAATGTAAATCTTATTTTGTACACCTTTATTTGACATCAGTGCGTCAATAGATTTCGAAAGAGCGAGGAAAGTTTTACCGGTACCAGCCATACCATGTAACATCAGGTGTTTTCCGTCATCAAAAGCATCAAACGCAATACGCTGATTTTCTGTGAGTGGATTAATATTTTTTAAATTAAAATTTTGAGTCTTAAATGTCAGTCCTTCTTGAGTGTCACCATTTTGTCTGGCGATTCTTTTTTCTCTCTTCGTAAGTCTATGTTGTGGATCCACTGGCTATCCTTATTGTTTATTGCGAGCTTTGTTGACAGCATCTCGGATTTTGGTGGACCTGATATCTTTATTACCATGTTCCTGTCCGAGAGGAGAATGCGGGTTGGCGTTCCCAATCCTATTTAGTAAGTCGTTAAAGCCCGCGTCTGTTTTGTGTGTCACACCTGATATGCCTGATATGACACGTGGCGCACCGATAATTTCTTCGAACTCAGGATTTTCTTCGAGGAACTCGAGCTTTTGATTATATGTCAGAAACTCGTCAAAGGTTTCGCCTGTTTCTTTTATTCTAAATTCATATATGGGCATTAATAGTCTTCATCATCGATAAGAGTTAAGAGATTGCTTTTTGTTTTCGACCGAAGAGCTGATTGCAATCTCTTTTCTTTGAGTCGCTCGCGATGATCATATGCTGATTCATGACCTTCTTCAAAATCTTCTGAGTACTTACGAAAACGCTTAACTAATTTGCTCATTTGGAATCAATCCTGGAAAAGCTGTGTTGACTGTATCGAGTGTAAGTCCTTCGACCTTCTTATCCTTGACAGCGATTAAGAGCTCTGCATCTTTTGGATAGAGAGATTCGAGAAGGCTGATGAATAACATCTCGCGTTTTACCTTTGTAATTTCTGGACGATTTCCGCTCAGGTACAATGGTATCGTACGTGTTTCATGATAAAGTCGACCTTCTGTATCAAGCACTTCACTCGGCTTGTAAGGAGGTGCACCTTCTGGTAGTTGCCATCCAACGTTCGGATGGAAAGCCAGTTCGAGTATATATCGAAGGGCGTCGGAATCGTTCTGACGAAGTATGTTAACTTTGTCTTCGAGAGTGACAGCTTTCTTGACTGCGTCAAGAATATCTGATATTGCTTGTGTTCTTTTCATATTAAAACTCGTTGATACTTTCTAAGAGGAGTTTGAGACGACGGTCGATGAAATAGTTGAAGAGCTTGTCTCTTCCTTTACCAGATTCCTGCTCGTACTGTACTATTACTTCGCTACGAATATTTTCTGGAATAAAGTTAAGATCGACCAACTGTTGATTGCGAAGATAGCCACGCAGCATCTTCTCGTCGCAGAAGTCTTTTGGATCCATGGTCAACCAGCTATCCAGTTTCTTCTGACTGATAGGCTTCTGTCTAGCACCGACAACGAACGTGTCATCAGCAGACAAGAAGTTAGGTACACCATCGCCGATATCACCGCGAATGATGTGTTCTTTGATGAACTTATCGACATCGTTTGTCTTACGCCATTTCTTCTGTACAGGATCGAACTGCTGTACATTCATGTATGACTGTAATTGAACGAAGTCTTTGTCACCAGAAAGAATGAGAATTTTCTCGTTGGTATTGCCGTATGTCTGTGCGAGAGTGCCGATGACGTCATCAGCTTCAGCGCCGTCAACACGAATCACACGATAAGGGAAAAACTCTTTAAGTTCATCGCGAACCTTGTTCATAGTCTCGAACACTGCAGTCCAATTGATTTCAGACTTCTCACGAGACTTACGACGATTGGCTTTGTAGTAAGGAAAGATTTGACGACGCCAGTTATTACCAGCATCGCACGCAATAATCATTTCGCCGAACTCGTTCTTGAACTTGACATTATATGACCGAATGGAATTCAGTATCATATGGCGAAGCAGATCTTCTTCAATCTCTGCGTTGGTGTGGTTTCCAAGCTGAACCATCAGGTTGGAGATCATGACCTGCGAAAGGTCCATAATAATCATTTCAATTTCTCACTCTTCATCTGGTAAGGTGTATGTGTACGCGATTGTACTATCTTCATTGTAACTAAACTCAAACATATTATCGGCTATTCGATGGAATGCATGTTCAAGACTATACTGCCGATGGAGTAAAGCTTTGATTGATTCCATAATCATTGCTACATCTTTAACATATTTATCATCGTTGATGTCGATGCCATATGCGCCAAACATATTAATCATTTCTGGAATCATATCATTCATAACACCAGCCACATGCTCTTTGCGAGTCTGCGTGACCTTATCTATGATTTCCTCAACATTTTGCGGAGGAACGTCATCTCTCTTAAATCCTGGAAACATGACTACATTGTCTGTCATTTAATTACCCTTAGTAGAATTGTATCTGTATTGATTCGACCGTTTGGAATAGCCTTTGTTGTGGTCAGATCATCCATAAACTTACGCAGTGATACTTTACCAGCACTTAACAATGCTTTGATGCTGGCGTCTGGCTTACGTAAGCCTTTGCTAATGGATGTTTCTGTATCATAACCAATCAATGTAGTACCTTTGACTTGAATGCCAGTTGGACCGACAGAGTCGTACCTCGCCAACTTCTTGTATTTGGTATTGTAAACCCACAATTGATTACAACCTACAATTTCTGATGGATGGACAGAGACAATCTTGAGTGAAGGCTCTTCCTTCTGGTATTTAAGGTTCTTCACCAGATCGATTGCAGACTTCGCTTTCTTCTCACGTGGTTTACGAACCTTTACTGCCTTCTTATTGTTGACATACCGATCGATGTCTGCAAAGAAGTTGTTCCAAAAATTAATCCAGAATTTCAGACGCTTACCATATGCTTCTTGAACTTGATCGTCGTTCGATAGAATTTCTTCGAGCTGTGGTCGATAATATTCTGATACGATGTGCAAGATCTGTGCATTCAGCTCATTAGCTTGACAGTAAGAATACATTGAGAATTCTTTGCCGTCCATGACCAAGTCAATCTCTTCTTCGAGATTTGTGATAATCATTCGAGCCTTATCACGAACGCGAGCTTGAATATCGATGACAGGCTTTGGAGCATCATCTGCATTTTCTTCGATCAACTCTGATCCAAGCTTAATGAGATCTTTAACGCTGTTATTGAAATAATCCATATTGTTCTGCGGCAATTCATTACCATTCAAAAGAATACGAGCGACATTGCCAAGTGTCTTCGATATCCTCCACTTTGGAAGCTTACGAATCAAGGCAATGTCGCTCTTTGTGTAATTCTTCTTGATGTACTGAAAGAACCAGTCGCGTGACTGGTCGTCAGATGACATATAGTTATACCAATTGAGGGCGTTACTAAAACCAGAAATTACCACTGGTTCTGAACCATAAGCTTTGTCATCGATCGACTTGATAGCCGAGCGTGTGATTTGTTTGGGCTTTGGTTTTACCTTAATTGCCATGAGTACCTCTTATTGCAGTGTTGATATTATCAATCTACAACAGTTTCGATAAAATGTACATGTTTAATTTCACAAGTTAATTTTATAATTAAAATTTGGACCAGCTATCGGTGTGTATTGTTCAGCATTTGGCTGCCAATCAGGTGTGCCAACGGTTGGTTCCCATACCTTATCGATATGCTCCTTCTTGGTATATGACCACTTGCGAGGTGTTTCCATTGCAATCTCAAATCCATGATTTAAGAGTTGCTCGTGAATTGCATCATGCTCATACATCTCAACATCATCAAAGACAAAGACTGCTCCAACATCTGATCGATCTTTAAAGAATGCAATCTCAATGTCGAGTGCTTCGAGTGTGTGCGGTCCATCGAAGTGCACTATACTATACTTATTAACAATCGACTTATGCTCGGCATAGACAGGAACACCATCGCCATAGCGATTAAAGAATTCTGTATCTTCGAGATTGAAGAAGTAGAAGTTAACGTTGTTCTGTCGGCAATAGAGATACATGTTAATCATGCAGATGTCGCGCATCTCATTGGTATAATCGCAACGGCCTGCTTTAAAGATTTCGTCGCGATAATATTCAATGTTGCCATATGGATCGATACCAAAGACTGGCTTTTCTGTATGTTGATTGGTCTCGAGTAGACCATCGATAATATACTTAAGACCACCGCCAAGACGAACACCAACTTCAACAGCGGCGCCTTCAACTCCCTTTGCTCTCTTTGCAGCATCGGTGAGTACTTCATAGTTAGCGCTATCTGTGCCGAATTGTGTAGCGATTTGATTAATTGTTACTGGCTGTGACATTATATAGTTACCTTATTTCTGTTTCTGATATATTTAGCAATCATATGCATGATGGCCTGATGAACGTCTTCTGCTGCCTCATACTCTTGGATATCTACATGTAGAGAGATATCTGCAAGTTGAGCGCACTTATTATCTCGAGAAAAACCTGTCAGAGCAATAGTCTTTACTTTCAATGACTTAGCAGTCTCAATTGCCTTCACAATGTTTGGAGAATTGCCGCTTGAAGAAATGGCTACGAGTACATCGCCTTCTTGCCCGAGCGCATCGAGCTGGAACGAGTAAACATCATCGTAAGAGATGTCATTCGCCACGGCTGTCATCAGTGGAATATTTGCTGCCAAAGAAATAACTCTTGGACGCAGTCCACCTTTCTTACAACCTTTGGTATAGTCGCATGCCCAATGCTGAGCGATGGAAGCAGATGCACCGTTACCGATAGTATAGATGTTGTTACGATGATTCGAAATGCTTGTCAGCCAAATCAGTTCGGCCGCTTTTTTA